TGTGAAAGCCCGGAGTTAGCGGGTGAAGCTTTCTGGAAGACAGCAGTGACACCGTACTTAGCCGAGATCCGGTCAAGGAACCATTCTCGCATTTGCATGTGTTGCATCTGTGCCGGATCTTCGAGTAGCGGTTGCCACGTAAGCGGTTGACCAGATCCGTCCGTGTCATCGATGAACGTTGGAATGTGGTGTGGATCTTCTTTCAGCTTCTCGAACTGCCCTGTGTTCCATGATCGAACCGATTCCGCGTTGGTAGATCGAATGATCATAGCTCCACGCGGCGCACGCCGCTGTTCGTAGGCTGTCTGATACCACTTGTCCATCTGTTCAAGTGTTCGGCACTCTTCCCACAAGGTGATGATCGGACTTAGGCCGTAGAACTTCGAAGGTTCGTATTCGCTTGCGTGTGCGAATTCTCCACGGATGAAGTATTCTTCTGGATCTCCACCGGGTTCCGAGACCTGTTCAGCGTATGCACGGTAGGTCCGGTTTCCACAGTGATCGCATTCCTGTCCGTCGCTCTGTGGGTGATAGTGTTCGTCGGTTGCTCTGCACACGGGACACACCCAATGTTCTCCCCCCATATTTCCTTCATTGTCCACCGAATATCGCATTAGTTCGGGTGGGGCACGACTCACACCTCGTAGTTCCCAATCAATGATCTCACCATGATCGTTTAGGATGTAATCGCGTTCGAAGATCATCCAGCCGTCATCGAAGGATTGAATATCCCATGCAACTTCTTTACATACTTCGAGAAATGTCTGGCCAACTGAATTCTGTTGATCACCGTCAAGAAATTGGTCGGCACGGCCACGTTCGTTGACTTCATCTAAGAAGCGTTGGGCGCGTTTCTTTTCGAGTGCGTCCGGTGCGTCAAACGTACACATCTCGCCACATTCAGGACAAATCCGTGGCTTGTCGAAGTCGAAATCTTCCTCTTTGAGATCCTTACCGCTCTCACCGAGTTGTTCGCGGAACGGTTCATAGGTCTCGAATTCTTCGTGGCACTCATTGCACTTTGCAACGTACCGCTGTTCCCATTCATCCAGACCACGGCGGAACGTCTGATTGACTTTCTCTTCGATTGCGTTGTTTACGAGAGCCTGCTTCTGTCGCATTTCGTAGATCCACCGGGGCGAGATACTACGCTCGTAAGGTGGCTCTGGTGAAGCACTGAACCCACCCATACCACCAGCCGCAGATGGGTATCCGAACTTTCGCATTACTTTAACAACGCCATTTTCGAATGACTGCTGTGCTTTTCTTAGGGGTGCTTTGAGATTTACCATTTATTTACCATGCGCTGTTGACAGTTTCTTCAAGTGATTTCATTTCATCCAGAGTGATATTCGGCCCGTTGTCCAGAGAGTAGGTCAGATATCTCATGGCGTCAAGGCCGTGGTCATCTGATTTCCGAGGGACTTCCTCATCATCGTTTTTCCATACGTAAGAGGGAATTTCATCAACAGTCTTCGTTGGGCTGTCATCCAAAACGAGTCTGTTATCTGGTTTATGTACGCGAGAACCGATCATAATGTACAGCCGTGGCCTTCCACGGTCGTCTTTACGAAGTCGGTTCTTGACCGACTGAATACCAGCGTTAACGTCTTTTTCTGCGTTGGCGGTATGGACGCCTCTTCGCTTCAGATTCTCATTACCTTCGGCGTCATGATCTGCGAACGTGTTTTCCAAAAGCCAGTCGTCGCTGGTTAGCTCTTTAATACGCCTACCAGCGTCTTCCACAAGCAGTTCGGATTCGTATAGCTCTCGGAACAACACCAGTTCATCATCCGGTGACAAGGCCCACCACTGGCAAACAAAGGGATTGTTATACCCAAAGTCGATAGAGCGGTAGACACGCCAGCCATCCGGGGGATTGATCCAAACCGAATCGGGTTCGTCGTCGTAATCCCACGACTCGGTTTCTTTGATATCCCACTCACCGAGTGGAGCGGCGGGGTCTGCGAGATAATCGGCAGTGATCAGGTGATCGTCTTCGTTGTACTCACTGTAGATGATACCTTCTGCACCGACCCACTTACCGAGGAAATACCGCTCGTAGTACATCCCGGACAAGTTTTTCTCCATCCGTTCGACATACGATTTTGGAACGTATGGATTGTCTTTGACATTCATGCGAATCGCATGAGCGTCCTGCTGATTATCCGCGTTGAAAAACAGCTTGTACATCCAGTGTTGCGGGGACGCGGGGTTAGTCGCCGTGAAGATCTGCTGGAAGGGGACAGTGTAGAACTTGCCACCCTGTCGCTTTCCTTTGTACCGGAGACGCCCCTGAAGCTGGTTCCATTCACCTTTAGACAGTTCGGTTCCTTCATCCACGAAAATCCAGCCATACGAGTGTGACCCGATCTTACGCGGCAAGTCGTCGTCCGATGTAGACTTCCCGGAATCGAGACCGTGGTAGTGGATTTCAGAAAGGATTGGCTTGCCGTTGTCGTCGTATGAACCCGTGTAATGTTCAATAACGTGTTCTCCCTTGTTGTGATTGTGGATGTGAGAATCCGGAATCACTTCTTCAAGGAGCGTCTGTTTGATCGTAGACGAATACACGTCAGAGAAGTGTTTACGAACAATGAGACCCCGGTTGCCGGGGTACATCATATTCATAAAATAACCCTTTTCATTTCCGACCCGTGACTTACCAGCACCGAATGAGCCAGAGAGCAACACCTGATCAGAACTACTCATCATAAACTCACGTTGCTTCGGAAGTGGATCGAACTCACGTTGCTCCATTGCTTTGTTAGCAGATTGAGACATTTTGTATCACCTCCGTCAAAGGAATTCTAACTTCACCAGTCTCCATCCCGCTGTGGTGCTTCGGGCATAGTGTAATGAGATTCGTCATGCGATTTGCCAGATTCCGATCTCCGTATTCGTCTCGGTATTCTCTCACCGGGACAATATGGTGAACATCGGGAATTCTGCCAATGTCACGCTCATCTTTTCCACAGACTCGGCACTGATAGTGGTCTCTTTTTCTGCACGCTTCACGCGCAGTCAACCAGTCTTCACCGTAGTACTTCTCCCAACCGCCTTTCCATGAAGGACAGTCTTCGCCTCTGGCGTTCTTAGTTTGCCATTTTGCTTTACAATCCATATCACAGAAAAAGCGATTTTTTAGTTCTCTTTCATGTGGTTCGATAGGGATTGTTTGATTGCAATATGAACATTCTTCTGTCTCACCGAGCGACTTACCTTCACTAATCGATTTACCACGGCATTCGTCTGAACACGCGCGGAATGGTCGATCTTGAGAAGTATAGTATTCGAAGAGACTTCCGCAATATTCACATTCACTCGTTTCTTTAGCCAGAGATTCACCATGAGCTTTGGCGTGGTGAACTTTCATCCCACGATCTGAAGAAAACTCTCTGTCGCACGTTGGACAGATGTTCTCTTGTACTGCATTGAATGCGCTCATTGATATGGCTATTATAGTCTTTTAACTGCTATAGCTTATTACTTTTGCCTATAAGCTTAATAAAATTATAGAACTATAACCGCTTATTCTTCTTCGTCGGCTTCTTTGGATTCGACAAGAATCTCTTCGTCGTTCTCTTCGAAATCGACCACCGGAGCATCATCGCGCTGTTCCTGTTCGGGGAAGTTTGCATCTTCCATCCCACCCCACAGCTTGATTTCGGTTCGGGTTTCGTTAACTTCGGATTCGATTCGCTCTGGTTCTTCGAGTCCGAGTAGATCTTCGACCTGTTCGACCGTTTGACGCCATTCGTTCATGAGCGTCTTCATATCGTTATCGATTTTCGGGACTTCTTTGAACTTGTCGGGGACCGGGACTTGAAATCCAACTTCTTTCTCATCATCGATAACCATCCCGTCACGGGCCATTTTGACCTTGCCTCTGACGTTTTCGTACTTGTGTGAGACAACCGCAGGTCGCTTTTCTTCCTCCTTGACGCTCATCATACGTTCGAGATTGTCAAGCCGATCAAGGAGCTTCATGCCGAGTTTCATCCGGGTTCTGGCTTGAGCTTCAGCCAGTTGTGATTCTACCTGTTCACCGATCTCGGTGTTGTTGATGTAGTCGCTAACCGTAGATTCATTAACATTGAGGAATTCTGCGATTTCTGAAACGGTCCACGGATCTTCATCACCCATCCCATGGAATTTTGCCAGCGCGATCTGCACACGGGTTTCTTTTTTACGGAATCGCGGGCGGTCTGTTTTGTCGGGTAGTTCTGGTTCACTCATTTGAGTTACGCTTAATAGGGCTATTAGTTTGCATTGGTATAGATCCTCCGCTGATCGGTGTAAAGGGAAGGGAAGGAGTGTGTCGGTCAGAAACCGACATGAGGATGAGACGGACGATATGGTGGTCGTTCGACCTCGTAGGGGTATTATAACCCTTTCCTTATAAAGTTATCGTATTATTTGGAACAGAATGCTAAGACTTATAATCCTATAATTTGTATAGGGTGAGTATGGAAGTAGCCGTAGAAACAGCTACCGAGAATCCCGAAATGGTTGTCATTCGGGCCGCACGAAACGATTACAAGTCTGGTTGGGTGGGTGATCAAACTCAAACAGAAACACTTGCCGAGACAGTTGATGATGAGTTTATCAGTATGCTCAACGGCGAAATGCAGATCGAGAAAGGCGATGTTCATAAGAAAGAATTCCTTAAACACCTGTTGAAAAAGGGTCACTTCGGCCCCTTCGAACATCCGCAGATCACGTTCATGGTCAAAGGAGTTTCCCGATCTCTCATGGCACAACTCACGCGCCATCGAACGGGTATCAGCTTCGATATCCAAAGTCAGCGGTACGTTGATTTCGCTGGTGTTCCGGCCAATACCCTTGTTGTCACACCGAAATCAATCACCGATGTTCGATCCGGCAACCGAAACCCGAATTCAAAAGATATCGCTACGATACTGGATGAAAACGGGCTTCAGTCAGAAACAGAACTTGAGGAAGCGCGACAGCGGATCTTTTCGAATTCGATTGAAAACTCGGTAGCATCCTACAACCGGTTGCGTGATCTCGGAGTCGCACCAGAAGACGCACGATACGCGCTTCCAATCGGTTCGAAGGTGAACATCTACTTCACGCTCAATGCTCGCACGCTGCTTCACATAGCCGATATGAGGGCGGATGCAGCAGCCCAATGGGAGATTCGAGAATTCTCTGAAGAGATCCTTGAGCTTGCCGGAGAATGGATGCCAGAAACTATGGAATACTACATGGATGAAATGATTCACCGAAAGAACCGGCTTGCACCATGACAAAGCCGTATCAGGACAAGGAGAATCTTCGCAAACTGCATTGGGAAGATGGGCTGTCTCTTCGTAAAATCGGTGAAAAGTACGACACGAACCACCGGACTATCGGGTACTGGTTCGACAAGCACGATCTTCCGCGTAGAGGGGTCGGCGGGGAACTACCATACGCTCGATATAAAATTTCTCACGATCATAGCGATTCGGCTGGATACGCAATCTGGCGAACCAAACACAAAGGAAAAGATTTCCGCGTCAAGGTCCACCGGCTACTGACTGTCTCCGAGTTTGGATTCGAAGCAGTTGTGGGAATGGTAGTTCATCATAAAAACGGTATCAAATGGGATAATCGGCCAGACAATATCGAACTCATGACCAATGAAGAACACGCCCGTTTACACAGTCATGAGACGCGGCCATGGGAATATGCTAACAAATGAACCGTCCGTGGCAAGATGAAGAACTGATGGAGGAATTGTATATTGATGAGAGAATGAGTACCCGCGAGATCGGACGGAAATTGGGTTGCTCGAAAAGTACCGTATGCCGGTATCTTCACAAGTTCAATATCGAAACACGCCCGCCTGATAACGAGAAACTTCCCCAATACGAGATGTTGCAGGACGGTCGCCGGTATATGGTATTCCGTCACAATGGTCATCATATATACGAACACAGACTGCTTGCCACGCTCAAGATGGATGATCTGGATGGGTTCGATGAACTGGAAGTGCATCACAAGGTTCCGGTGAAGTGGTACAACACGCTTGAAAATGTCGAACCGGTCACGCCAGAGGAACACCAGAAAATACACCGAGAAATGAACAAGCAGATCAAACAAGAAATCGAAATCGAACAGACGGTTGTTACGAATCCGTCCGAATATACCCCATCGGAGTTAGGTGAACTGGCTGCACAAGGAGTTGAGATTGAATGGTAGATACCAGTAATGTCAGAGTCGAACAGCGTATAAATGATCCGAGCGACGTGTTCACCGATCAACGAGAGAAACTACAAGAGGATCTGGATATGTCTGAAGAAGAAGCCGAAGAGATCTACAAGGGGGTGAAAACACAGATAATGCTATCTTCACAGGAAGCTGGTAAAAAATACAGTACCGAGACAATAAATGCACTGACAAATCTCGCTGTTGCCTCACAACGAATGGAAATAAAACAGATGATCGAGGAAGAACACACCACTACAATCGATGTTGGTCGTTTTCTCTACCAGTTGGTGATCAGTGTAGCGTTGATTCTAAACGTCATCATTGTATACTCTTCGTTCCCGAATGAGATCATTGGACTAACTCTTTTGAATGTCTTAGTGATACCCCTATTGTTATATTTGTTGACGAAATAGTAACACATACGAATGCCAGAGCCGGTAAGTCTGTGGTTACTCACAGCACACATGTTGGGTGATTTCCCGTTCCAACCACAGTGGATGACGGAGACGAAGATCGATGAAGTGGGGACGCGCTTTATTCACTGTGCTATACATGGTTTCCTGTTTATTCCGTTAGCGTGGATTATGTTAGACGGTGTATCGCAGGTAGCTTTTATCCTGTGGATTTTCGGATCTCACTTTATCATTGATTCACGCCGATGGGTCGAACCGAAAGAAGGATGGGGGGAGCGGTGGGTCTGGTTAATCGATCAGATCATGCACCTCACCGCGTTGTCGTTGGCGATTCCGTTTGCTCTACTCTTCTAAACTTCTTCCCATTCGATTCCAGCTTCGTCCAGTATGTCTTTGGTATTCTGAAGTCCGGGTTCGCGGTTCATGTTGACTTCTGAAATATGATCTTTGGGATGTTCCGTTGGACACAGTTCGTAATGAACATTGATCTCGCAGTACTGCCCTCTATCGTAGACTCTCACGTGCGTCTGATACCATTCGTATTCGTCTTTCTCGTACTCTGGACGGCGCATGTTGAGATCTTCACCGAGGTTGTAGGACAGTTCCCACGCGCCAGTAAAGTGGGCTTTGCCAAACGCTCGGTGGATTTCACCGAGACCACCATACACACGAAGCTGCATCCCCGGCTCACTCTTTGTAAAGAATTGAGACCGGACATTCCAGAAGGCCAGTTTGATAAGTTCCCACGGAATATTTTTAATATTGACTTTATTTGCTGATGGTAGCATACGTTATAGTAGATACCCCTATCAGATAACTATTTGCATAATGTTCAACTTCCGCTCTCAATCTTATAAAATTAGAAATTTTTAACTACACAGCGGCCTTTGAGATTCAGTATGGGAAATCACACCCTGTCGCTCGAAATGGAATCGGACCCGAACATCTCACTGATACAGGCGCAACTCCGGCTGGTTAGTTTGAATAACGATATTAGTAAGATCAGTATCGATATCGAATCAGACAGGCCATTCAAAATGAACGGTCAGAACGCACTCGAAGATTCAAAGATCGAAAGAGATCCAGAAGCAAAAACTATTGAGAGAATATCAGAACAGCCTGAACAGCCTGAAGAGCCTCAAGAGGAAGAAGAGATCGAAGACGTAGAAGAGACCGAAGAGGAAGAAAACGTTCAACAGGAAGCAGCAGAGCAGCCAGAGGAAGAGATGTACCCCCCACTCTCTGTGGATTCGAAGCAATTCACACTGGCCACGTTTCTGTACAATATCGATGGGTACGTGAAAGCTTCACAGTTAGAAGGAATGAGCAAAGGAACAGAATGGGAGATGAACGATTCGAATATCTCTTCTCACCTTTACACGTTGTTCGATAAGGATATTGTTGGTCGGACAAAGAAAGGTAGCTCTCCATACGAGTACCAGTTGACACAGATGGGCCGAGATCTCGTTGAGAAGAAGTGCGATGATCACAACATTAGACCAATACCGGAGGAATCACCGATGATTAGTTCTTAATCTCTACTATTCGATCTGTTCGAGATGAACTATCCCGTCTTCTTCTTCCACTGCTTCGAGATCGTCGTCGGTCAAGCGAACACTGAAGACGATGTTGTAATCGCCTTTCCATGTATCAGCGCAGACTTCGTGGATCACGTCTAATTCTTCGACGGTTTCCATTAGCCACTTTGTCGCGTGAGCGACTGCTGTTTCTTTCGCGTCACTTGTACTAATGTTCGTGTAGACCATCAGCTTGTGTGATTCAGTCATCTTTGTTCACTCCGATCACTTTCCAGCCGAGATCCCCCCACTCACCTTCATCGATGTTTAGATGTTCTTCGAGGGCTGCTTCGACTACCTCTTTAGCTTCTTCTTCCGAAGCTGCGATGACTTGATCTCTCCACGTTCCAGTGACACCGATTTCGACTGTGTAATCGTCAATTTCACTCATTGTAATTCCTTACTTTTTTCCGAGACAACTGCCAGTATGAGATTCGTGCTTCGGTCGTTTTTGAAACGACGGTCGAATCTCTGTTCTGCGTGATACCCGTGGTCTTCGAGTACCTGCTTTACTTCATCAACACTCATATCATGATCCGAGATATCGATCTCGAACTTGTAGGTGTGCTTTTCCCACGGTTTGAACGTACCGCTTCGTTCGATCTCATCCCATGTACGGTCTTCAATACGGTCTGCACCGAAGAATTCACACGCGGATCGGTAGATGTTATCGTAGTTCATTAACATTATTTGTGGGGATGGTGTCGGACAACGTACTCTCCGACTCGAAGAGCCAACGAGGGACCGACCCCATCAGCCAGTTCCAGCCGTTTGGTCTGTCCGTGTTTGCCAGCTTCCACACATCCGAATTCGAACGTCTGCACGCCCATTTCTTTTCGAAGCGATTGGACCGTTGCCTCACCGACACCGGGGGCGTTTTCGAGTAGGGCTTCTCCGGCTTCGTCCCAATTTTCGAATCTCATTCGCCCGCCTCAACATCAATCTCTTCCCACCCGAACGACACGCACAGGTACGCCGTGTCTTCGATCACGACAACGTCGGCAACCGACAGGGAGCGGGTTCCGTATCCAACGTCGTGGCCGGTCGCGTTCTCATGGGCTTCGGCGTTTTCTTGTCTGTATTTCAGGTGGACTTTGTCGTTGACTTCTCCGGTGAAGACTTCGTCGCAATCCTCGCATTCACGGCGTGCGAATTCGACCGATTCCTCACCGCTTCCAGCGTTCCAGTGCGACCACACTTTGTTCAGGATCTCCGTGTGGTCTCCCATGTCGAATTCCTCGCTTCCTGCTTCCTCGTACAGCGAGTCGAAATCTTCCTGCGTTGGAACGCGGTCATCGAACTGAACGTCCGAACGCAGGAACCGTGCTTCTTTGCCGTCTTCATCGTCGCTGTACACCGTGTGGAATATACGTGCGTTCATTTTAACCAACCTCGTATGTACTATCACGTTATAAGATTATAAGTGTACCGGAAATGATCCGAATACGGGTATTGAAAGTGTGGAAGCGGGAATTGCCCTTCCCGCTTGCCCCCTTGTTTTACGTCGGCCCTCTTATTCCGACGAAGGCCGGTACTGAAAAGGAACTTGAAAAGTTCCTACGGTGCATATGTCAATGCTCGCAACCTGCGCTTGATTGTGGATTTGTTTGTTGTTACACGTTCTTGCCAACGTGCCAGACCTTTACGGTCAATGAGCGGTCGCCCGCTCACATCCACACTTCGAATTATAGCGTTATTAATCTAACGGCTCTGTCAATCCGTGTCATTGTATAAAAAAA